AGGTCGCGGTTGTGCCGCTCCTGGCCGTCGATGACCCGGTCGATCCGGAACATCACCGCGTCGAGGTCGTCCCGCAGGTTGGTGCTGTGGGTGTTGGCGACGTGGTCTCGCGCCACTTGCACGTTCTCTCGGACTTCGACCATGGCGTTCGCCTGGCGCCGCATCATTTCGATGAGGACGCCGACGACGGCGACACAGATGGTGCCGCCGGTCGAGACGAGCGCAACTTGCACACTGGGTTCCATGGCCAGAGCGGTCACGAGAGCGTGGCCTCCAGGCGGGCCAGCCGGGCTTCGAGGTCTTCGAGCTGCTGGGCCTGGCGCTGGACGAGGGGAAGCAGGGCCACTCCGAGGAGGTCGTAGCGCAGTCCGTCGACCTCGCCGTCGAGGTAGTTGACGAGCCAGCCGAAGCCGGCCTCCTCGGTCTCCTCTGCAATCAGGCCGACCTCGTCCTTGCGTCCCTCGCGCACCGTGCCCTCGCTGTCGACCCGGTCCTTGCGGTCGTAGATGACGGGGCGGAGCTTGAGGACGTCGTCCGGGTCGATCGCGAAGTCGCGGACGTTCTCCTTGAACTTGATCGAGGAGGTGTTGCGAGCGAAGGTGCCGTCACCCTGCACCCACACCGCGTAGTACGTACCGGAGCCGGACACCGAGTCGGCGTGGACTCGCTTCGAACCGTTGGCCCAGGAGATCGTGTCGCCCGACTCCAGGTAGCTGGAGTGGGAGTGCGAACTCGGGGCGAACGTCGTCGGCTTGGAGGTGATCGACGACCAGGTGTGCGAGTGGGTGGCCGGAGTGAAGGTGGTCGGCTTACCGGTGACCGAGTCCCAGGTGTGGGAGTGGGTGGCCGGGGTGAACGTCGTGGGCTTGTCGGTGATGTCGGCCCACAGGTGCGTGTGCGCGGCCGGGGCGAACGTGGCCGGCTTGTTGGTCAGCGTCGTCCAGTCGATCGCCTGCGTGATGTTGGTCCAGGCCGAGCCGCTCCAGAACTCCCACGTGGCAGTCGTGGTGTTGTAGCCGAGCCGGCCCGTACGCGGCGAGCTCGGGCGCGTGGCCGTGGTCCAGCCGCCCACCGTGTTGCCGACGAACTGGCGGTCGCCCGTGACGGACGCGGCGGAGATCGAGGTGACGTTGGCGCCCACTGCGACGGTGGCCAGCGACAGCTCGTAGATACCCGTGTCGGTCTGGGTGAGAGCGGGCGGAGTGGAGGAGCCGGCCGTGCCCGGCTTGACCACGAGAGTGATCGAGTTGGTCGCAGGGTCCAGCTTCAGGACCACGCGGTCCACGCGGGCCGTGGTGTTGGACGCGGTGACCGTCAGCGGTTCGATCGCCGTCGAGTAGATCGCGTGACCACGAACGATCGCGAAGCCGGAGTTGACCTTCACGGTCATGCCCGTGCCGTCCGCGTAGACAGACAGGCCAGTACCTCCGACGCTGTCCGCGACGCCGGTGGACTGGAACTCCCGGAAGAGACGGGAGTAGTCGGTCTCGGTGACAGCCTGGCTGTCGAAGGGATACGAAGTGATCGCCACTTGTGGGGCCTCCTTGGGTTACAGGACGAATGCGCCAGAGCAGCGGATCGTCTCGCCTACGTTCAGGCTGTACGTGTTCGTGGTTCGGACGGTGACATCGCCGGTCGCCTCGACGTCGCACTCGCCGTCCGCGTAGCCGGTGGAGTAGATCGCCGTCACCGTGCGGGCCGGGCGGTAGCCGGCCGGGAGGTTGGCGATGACGACGTCGGCGAGGTTGTACGGGGCGGTCGTGCCCGCATCGAACTTGGTGGTGATGGCCAGGTCGAAGGCGAACGAGCAGACCCCGCTGATCTTCCTGGCCTGGAAGTTGTTGACCGTGACGCCCGAGCCTGCGGTCAGGCCGGACGTCACTACGGTCGGAGCCTCGACCGGCGCAGCCGGGGGCGGGTAGAGGGACGCTCCCACTTGCACACTCCTTACGCGAGGCCGACCCAGAACCGGATCGGGTCACGGACGAGGTTGGCGATGGTGATGGTCGACGGCGCAGAGGTGGCCGACGTGGTGTAGCTCGCGTGGCGCCACACGGTGACGCCGTTACCCATCACGGACTGACAGGTCGACGCGCTCTCGTACCGGGCCAGGGCTGGGCCGTCCACGGGGGAGGCCGTGTAGTTGAAGCGCCAGAGGATGTAGTAGACGCCGGGCGCCAGGGTGACCGAGGACGTCAGCGGCGCGTTCGACCAGCCACCGCCGGTCGCGGACTGAATGGCCGGCTCGTAGGCCGCAGTGGACATGTCGCCGGTCGCGCCCTTCAGCGTTCCGGCCGTGTCGTAGATGCCGGCCCAGGAGCCGGTCAGCAGACCGCCCGAGTATCCGAACATGTGCCACACGATCTTCGAGATCGTCATGGACCGGTTGATGTAGACCGCGGTGAGCCGGCCGGAGCCGACGCCCGAGTAGTCGGAGCCGGAGTTGCAGTAGTCCGGGTCACCGGCCCACGCCTTCAGGCCCAGCGACTCGGGGGTGAAGTCGCTCGGGGGAGTCACCGCGTAGTCCGCACCGCTGGCCTCGCGAAAGCGCGGGACGCCTGCGGTGGTGTAGAGGATCGAGCCGGCCGGGTTCGAGTTCGGCAGCGTGGTCGCGTTGGCCTGCGCGATGACGGAGCCGGACGCACCACCGAAGGAACCGGACGAGCCGACCCGCAGGTTGGGGACGGTGCTCGTGCCGTTCGCGGTGACGGCGCCGGCCAGCGTCAGGTTGCCGCTCGCGTCCAGCGAGAACTGGTCCACGCCGTTCACGCGCATGACGGCGAGGCGGGCCGACTGCCCGGAGGGGGAGTCGGTGATGATCGGGTTCTGGGTGGCGTCGGTCGAGGTGACCGTGAAGCCCTTCGCCGCGGTGATCCTGCCCGACGTCGAGCCGTCCGCGTTGGACGGCAGGGCGTTGACGTCCGAGGCGGCCAGGACGACCGCGCCGGTCTTGGTGTTGACCGAGGTGACGGGAGCTGTGCCGCCTCCGGTGCCGACCTGGAAGACCGTGCCGTCCGCCTGCTTGATGTAGGGCAGGCCGGCCTTCGAGTACAGGAAGACGCCGCCCGTGGTGGTGGCGGGATCGGCAGTCAGGTCTCGCAGGCCGAGCGCGCCAGCCGAGGTGACCTGGGCGGTGCCGTGGTGCGTCGTCGTGCCGAAGGTGATCGTGCCGTCCGACCGCTTGGCGTGGATGACGGTCTTGTTGAACGTGCCGTCATCGTTGCGTGCCGACAGGCGGAAGTCGGAGCCGGCGCCCGTGCCGTCCTCGGCGACGTCGTCGACCTGGGCCTCCCAGCGGGAGACGCCCGTGCTCATCCACCGGTACACCCGGTAGTTCCCGGCCGCCTTGTCGATGCTCATGTACGTCGCGCTGAGCGTCGCGTTGGCCTTGCTCGGCAGCGACTCGACGACCTGGAACTTCTCAGCCCCGGACGCGGTCTGCACCCACAGCTTCCCGGCCTTCGAGTAGAGCTGCGCGCCCATGCTGGTAGTCGCCGGGTCGGTGGTGTCTCGCGTGCCGATGGCACCGTTGACGCTGAGCTTCACGCCACCCTGCGAGCTGTCGGCGATGCCGATGGCGACCTGACCCGTGGTCCGTGAGATCCAGATCGGATCGTTGATCTTCGTGGTGCCGTCGTCGGCGAAGGCTTCCACCCACAGGTCGGAGCCGTTGTTCGAGCCGGACTCCGTACCTGCCGAGCGGATCTTCCAGCGCATCGACCCGTTCTTCTTGATGTCGATGTTCGGGTCGCCGGAGGTGTCGTTCACCCCCACCGAGCCGGTGAAGACCGGGTCCGAGGAGACCGTGCCAGCGGGACCCTGCGGGCCCGTGAAGCCGGAGATGGCAGGCTCCGGGATTACGGAGAAACCCATCAGGCTGTCACCTCCACTCCGCTGATGAAGTAGGCGCACGTCGTCGTGCTGCCCTGGACCTTGACCGTGTCGCCCGCGTCCATCACCTGGGAGATGTCGAGGGTGAAGATGCCGTTCGCGGGGAGTGAGGTGTTCGGGATGATCGACAGCCCGGCGAGCTGGATCAGGATCGTCGCCGCACTGGTGCCCGAGTTGGTCACCACGAGGTTCGTCACGATTGTCGTCGTGCTCGTCGGCACGGTGTAAACGCTCGTCAGGGTCGTCGAGGTGTTACCTCTGGACAGACGCTTCGGCGTGTTCGCCATCGGTTACCACACCCCCATGATGGAAAGAATCTGATCGGACGGAGAGGAGCCGCCTCCCGTGGAGTTGGCCTCCAGGTTGGACAGGCGGGTCTCGGTGTTGGTCACGCGCTTGTTCAGCGCGGCACTGGCGTCGAAGCCGGTCGGGTCGCCGAGGAGGGCGCCGAGCTTGAAGCCGTCCCTGTCGGCCTTGAGGACGTAGCCGGTGACGGTGGACTTCAGCTCCTGGTCATCGACGATGACGACGAGCGAGTCACCGAGGCCCCACTCCTTGCCGAAGCGGGCCTGGCTGTCCTCCATCGGGACGACCTGCACGTTGATCGCAGTGAACCCGGAGTCGACCAGGGCCTCGTCGCCGGCCTGCTGAAGCTCGGTCCAGTCGTTGGTGTTGCGCTGGTCGACGAACTGCTCGATGCGCCGGCCCCAGTCAGCCTCCGCGGCGATGGACTCCGCGTTGTCGACCTGGAGGAACTGGCGCTCGGTGAGGTCGCCCTGGCCCGCGACGATGGCGCGCGTAACGCCGGGCGGGGAGATGCCGACCTTCTGCCCGGACAGCGTCCCGTTGCGGACGTCGAGCCGGACGAACGCCGTGCGGTCGGTGATCGCGTAGGTCTCGAAGACCAGGTTCGATCCACGCTGCACGACGCGGAACCCGAGGCTGCCCAGGAGGGCGATCTCGGTGAGGAGGTTGCCGAGCACGGGGAAGCGGGCGGACTGGCTGATGATCGGCCCGCGCGCCAAGTCCGTGCCCATGATGAGCCCCGTCTTGCGTCGAGCTGCCGGGGCTGTCGGACCGATGTTGGCGTTGACGTACGCGTGCATGACGGTCTCGACATGGCCGGTGCGCACGTCATGCGCCTCTGTCTGACTGGCGCCGTCAGCGTTGGACGGCTGGGGGAAGGCCAGTGCGTCAGCCAGACAGACAGTGTCTGACACGCCCGTGAAGGACACCGTCCCGTCCGGGTCGGTGGGAGTCGAAGCGAACTCCGAACTCACCATCGGCCCGGACAGGAGGACGTCATTGGGGCCGGTCACGATGATGCCCGAGCCCGGCGTCCGCAGCGTGTCACACAGTGGGTGCTCGGACGCCAGGCTCAGTGACCAGGAGCCGAGGTTGTTGAAGTTGTCGGTGAGTTCGAGGGCCAGCTCCTCGGGGCGGATGATGCCCCGACGAACCAGACCCTTGTCACGCACCTCGACGGTGATGTCTTGCAGGCGCACTCAGATCACCATCCACTTCCGGGGATACCAGGAGCAGGTGATCTGCGAAGCGCTGGTGGTGTTCAACAGAGAGGCGACCGCGGTGGAGTCGCCGGGCTGCACGGTCCAAAAGCGTGGGGCAGTGTCCAACAGGTCGTACCGGTTGGCGCCGGTCCCGTCTTTCACCGTCCCCTTGCGGGTGTCGATGACCAGCTTCTCGGAGGCGGTCAGGGTGCCGTTCCACTTCATCGTCTCGCCGGTGGGTGACGTCGCAGTGAAGTGGTCACCCGGACCGCGGACCTCCCACACCGGGTAGGCCGCAGCGTCGCCCGAGTTGGAGAGGTCGATCGAGCCGATCGCCTGTGAGGGGGCGACCGTCATGGTCACCATGTTGGTCAGGAACGCACCCGCTGTCCCGGCGCCGGAGATCGTACGCACCTGCTGCTGAGAGCTGGTGAAGTACGGGTCGCCGGCCCGCAGGGTGATGACCGTCTGGAACTCGCGCTGCCCGATGCTGTCGGCGCCGTAGGTGTACTCGCCACCCCCGACCCGGTGCACATCCGTGCTCCACGCAGTGCCGTCGCCCTCCTGGAGGACCAGCGTGCACCCCCCGGCCAGCGCGAGGGCCAGCCGGGAGAGCTTCGCTTGCAGGTCCGTACGGTTGAGCGCCAGGATCTCGATGGGCAGGTCGATGTCCCTGGTCTGGACTCGCGTCCCTCGGAAGATGGCGCCGTCTCCGGCGCCCTCCAACCACTGGACCGAGACCGGGGGCAGGCCCAGGCCAGTCACACCGGACTTGGCCTGGAACCCGATCCCGAGCTCGTCGATCTCGTTGAGGTTGATCGTGTCCGCACCGCTCACGAGCAGGAGCTTCGGCACTTACTTCACCATCCCATCCGTGCTCGGTTCGCGGCGGCGAACAGATCCTCTTCGGAGCCGAGCGAGGAGCCGGGCGCCGCGTAGTAGTTGAGAGTCTTCGAACTGCCTCCAGTCGAGGAGTCGTTGGCCAGGGCGCTGCCGACCGCCGAAGCGATGTTGCGCGCCGTGGAGTTGGACGTCTGTCCGATCAGGAGGCTGTCCTCCACCGCCGAGGCGATGCTGGACTGCTCGGAGAGCAGGCCCTTGCGGAATCCCTGGCCGACGTAGGCGCCGATCTTGGCCAGCACTCGCGAGGGCGAGTGGATGCCGAGCGCCTTCTTGATGGCCTTGACCATCGAGTCCGCGATCTTCAGCATCTGGTCTTCGATCTTGCTGGCCTGCGACTCCAGGCCCTTGACCAGTCCCTCGGCCATGTGGATGCCGTTGTCGTACATGACCTCGGACGCGGTCTTGCCGACCTTGCCCGCAGCATCGTGGAGCTGCTTCTCCAGGTCGTTGACCTGCTTGACGCCAGCTGAGCCCGCGCCGAGGATCGCCTCGGCCGCAGCCATGCCCGCTTCGGGGCCGGCCTGTGCGAGCTGGTCGAAGATCTCCTGGTTGAGCCCGAGCTTCTTCAGCTTCGCGAGGACGTCAGCGAAGTGCTTCGCCTGGTCCACGGCCTGCTTCAGTTGCTCCAGGATTCCGGAGAAACCGCCCTCCATGTTGGTGACGTTGGCGTCATCAACGATCTTCTGGGCGATGCTCGCGGCGTAGTCGGCCTTCGCCTTCTTCAGGTCCGCGAGGGACTTCTTGGCGTCGTCGACCTTCGCCTTGAGCTTGTCGTACGACCCGAGCAGCTTGTTCAGCGCAGCCTGGTCGGCCTTGACCTTTGCGGTCACCGACTTGCTCAGCTTCGCCTTGCCGATCAGGTCCGTCAGTCCAGTCAGGGACTTCTTGACGTTGCCGTACTGGGACTCAAGACCCTTGATCAGGCCCTTGATGATGACGACACCGGCGTTGTAGAGAAGGACCTTGTCCTTGGGGAGCGGACCCTTCCAGTCGGTCAGCTTGTTGGTGAGGTCACCGAGCTTGTTCTTGACCGAGCTGAACATCGACGTGATGCCGGAGATGAAGCCCTTGATCAGCTCGATACCGGCGTTCTTCAGCGTGGAGCCGAGAGAGCTGAGGCCGGCCTTCGCCTTGGACGGAAGCTCCTTGACCTTGGCGACGGCCTTGCCGATCCACTCACTGACCGTCGAGACCAGTGCGTTGAACTTGGTCACGGCGGTCGTACGGATCGAGTTCCAGCCGTCCACGAAGAACTTCTTCATGGAGGACAGGCCGTCGAGGACGAGCTGCTTGGCGCCGGTGAAGAACAGCCGGACGTATCCGGTGATGGACTTCCAGCCGTCCGAGAAGAACTTCCCGATGGCCTTCATTCCGTCCAGCGCCAGGCCCTTGGCCCCGGTGAAGAACAGGCTGAGGTACCCGCGGATCGCCGCGAAGGCGCCCGTGCACAGGTCGGTGACGGCCTTCCAGCCAGCCTTGAACAGTGCGCCCAGACCCTTGAGGGCCTTGCCCGCAGCGCCGAGGATGCCGACGTTGAAGAAGATCTCCAGCGCGCCGAGGATCGTGTCCCAGACGCCCTTCAGCATCCCGAGGATGCCGTTCCAGATCCCCTCCAGACCGTCCTTGATCATCCCCCAGTTGAGGGTGAAGATGCCGACGAACAGGGTGAACCAGCCGGAGACGTAGTCCCAGACTCCGACGAAGAACCCCTTGAGTCCTTCGAGGACCAGGCCCACACCGTTGATCGCAGCGACCAGGGCGCCGGCCAGCAGCTCGACGATGAACTGGATGACCGGAACGAGGATCGGCATCAGGAAGTTCACGACCGCGAGCAGCGCATCCATGAAGGGCTGCAACGCCGCGACCACACGCATGACCGCGTCAGCCAGGGGCGGGAGCACCGCCTGGACGACCTCGGACAGCATCGGAAGCAGGGGCGTGATGACGGCCGAGATGATCTTCAGCGCGGTCGCGATGAGCGGCTGGAGTGCGGAGAGCACCTTGCCCAACGCATCGGAGAGGACCGGCAGGATCGGGGCCAGGGCGTTCATGAACGCCTGAGCCAGCGGCATGGCCGCTGCGAGGATCTGCTTGAAGATCGCCGCGACCGGAGGCAGGAGCTGCGCGAGGAACTGGAACGCGGCACCGAGCATCGTCCCGACGATCGGAACCATCTGCTGGATGACCGGCCCCAGCGCCTGGAACGCCGACGTCAGTGCGCCGCCGAGGAGCTGGACGATCGGAGCGAGCTGCGGGGCGAGCTTCGAGAACGCACCCGCGAGCGGGATGATTGCCGCGGAGACGAGCTGCGCGAACACCGGAAGGGCCGCACCGACGAGCTGCATGATCGCGCCGAGCGCCTGGCCGAGAGGGGCCATCGCGGGAGCGAGTGCCTGCACCGCGCCGTCGAGGCCGGTGAACAGTGCCTTCACGCCGTCCGTCACGGCCGGCTGAGCGAGGGCCGAGGCGACAGCGCCGAGCGCCGTGCCGATGATCTCGCCGGCCTGCGGCAGGACCGTGGTCATGAGCTTGCTGAGCTCGATGAAGAGCTGCTTGACGGCTGGACCGGAGCGGCCGGCGATGTTGTTCATCGCGACGTGCGCCGCGTTGAACGTGTCCGTGAGGCCGGACTGGAAGCCGGGGCTGTCGACCGTCTTGTGGATGGAGGCGAGTGCGTCGTTCAGCGAACCCAGCGACGTGCCACCTGCGTCGGTCGCCGCCTTGGCGACGCCGGACAGGATGCCGTAGACGTTGTAGAGGACGCCGCCCAGATCCTTCAGGGCCTGGATGCCCTGGTCGATCTCGGTCTTGATGCCGTTCTCGCCCTTGGCCTTCAGGAAGTCGGCGAACTGCTTGGAGATGTTGACGAACCACTGCGAGAGCTGCGGCAGGTAAGACGTGCCGACCTTGCCCAGCGTCGCGATGATGTCGGCGAAGGACTTGGTCCCACCCGTCGCGATGTTGATCGAGCTCGCCAGGTCGGTGAACATCTGCCCCATCGCGGGGGACAGGGACGTACCGAGGTTCTTGGCGAAGGAACCGAAGAACCCGCCGAGCTGGGTGGCCGTGTCCGCCACGCCCTTGCGGAACGCGGGGAGCAGGGAGTCGACCATGTCCTTGATCGGCTGACGGGCCTTGTCCCAGAAGTTCGTGCTGATCGTGTTCTGGAGATCCGAGAGGGTCTTCTTGACCTCGGGGATCTGCTTGTTGAAGTCCTTCAGCGCGGCGACCGTGACGCCGATGCCGACCGCGAAGCCGCCCATCAGGCCGGGCAGCAGGGCGACCGTTGGTCCGATCTGCGCGAGCGAGGCCGACAGCGCGAAGAGGTTGCTCGCGCCGGCCAGTCCAGCCGAAGCAAGACCAGCGACCGCGGAGGCCATCGAGCCGATGATCGGGACGCTCTTGTCCAGGTTGGACAGGATGTCGCCGAACTCGCGGAAGAGCTTGTTCAGCACACGCACACCGGAGAGCGCAGCGAGAGCGGTGGCCACCTTGGCGACCGCGGCGTTGTTCAGCTCGGGGACGATCGAGACCGTGCGAGGCCGGGTCAGGATGCCGAGGCGGGCCGAGGTCGCAGCCCCGCTGACGGCAGACATGTCCGGCTTGATCTTGATCGTCTGCGGGGAGTTCTTGTCGCGCCAGTCGTCGAGCTGCTTGGTCATGTCGCGCAGCGACTGGTCGCTGATCTTCAGCTTGATCTCGCCCGTGTTCAGCTCCGACTGGAGCTGGACCTTCGCGCCCGACTTGGCCTTGTCGGAGTAGCGGCGGATCGCCTTGGCCAGCTCGCCGGACATGGTGCTCGTGTCGATCCGCGTGTAGATCTTCACCTTGCGCGCGTCCGACTGACGGTTGCGCTGGCTGATCTTGCTGATCTCGGTGAGCAACTGACGCTCGAAGCCAGCCATGTTGGGCATGACCTGGACCTCGACCTTGAGGTTCTTCTCCTCCTTGTCCAGCGCCTTGCGCGTCTTGCTGCGGAACTCGCTGGTGTCGGGGAGGACGCGGACGCTTACGCGTCCGATCACCTGACCCTGGGGCATCGCTTACCTCCGCTTGGCGTTGAACTTGTTGTAGAGATCAGCCACGGAGACGCGGCGACCCTTCTTGCCCTCGACACCCGCGGACTTCTTCGCAGGCTTGGGGCGGGGCCACAGCGGGATCTTGGGCGCCTTGCCCTTGCCCCACTGGCCGGTGGCCCTGGTGTTCTGGTTGATCGCGTCGAAGATGTCGGCTTGCATGTGGCGGTCGATGCCCCAGCCGTGGTGCTCCCGGCCGCCCGACGCGAGGGCGATGGTGAGCGAGGTATCAGGTAGCCCCTGCACGAGTGCGAGGACAAGAGCCGGCGAGGGCCCCCGACCTGCGATCACCTCTGCGAGGTCGACTCCGTAATGGAGCAGCAGGTCGGGGTAGATGCCTTCGCCGTACTTGTCGATCAGCTCTCCGAGGCCGAGGCTTCCCCCACCTGGGTCCCGTCGCTGTACGAGGAGAAGATCTGGGCCAGCACCGCGAGGTCGGAGCCGACCTCAGCGAGCAGCTTCTCGGCCGCCGTCTCGTTCTCGGCGACCAGGCGGATCGCGTCAGCGAGCACCTGCTCCTGGTCGACGTCGTCGCCGTCGAGCTTCTCCTGGACCTTCAGGAGTTCGGCGCGCTTCTCCTTCGGCAGGCGGAGCGGGTTGAGCAGGCGGGCGATGAAGCCGTCGCCGAGCTCGATGTCAGTGGACCCGTACTTCGCTTCAGCGGCGGCACGGATGTTGTCGAGAGAGAAGATGGCCATGGGGTTGCGGACCTCCAAGTAGGTGGGGTGAACAGAGCGCGGACCGTCGAGCGAAGAGCCCCGAAGGGCCCCCGCTGTGCAAGGAGGTCCGCACCACTTGCACAGCGGGGAAGATCAGATGAGGACTGATCAGGCCGAGCCGGAGACCCAGGAGTCGCCATCCCAGTGCGCGGTGCTCGCGTCACCCAGGACGACGTTCTGGCCCGTGGTCCAGGCCGAGGTCGGCGTAGCGACGACCGAAGCCAGCGCGGCGATGTTGGCCGGAGTGACCGAGCCGTCAGGGGTGAAGGAGCCAGGCGAACCAGCGGTCGCGCCGGTTGCGACACTTGCACCAAGCGGGGTGATCGCGTAGGTGAAGGTGTTCGAGCCGAAGGCCATCGGCTTCACGCCGATCGGCAGGCCGGCCAGGGACTCCGTGTCACCGAACGAGATGTCGTCCGCACGGTAGATCTCAGCCTTGGGGGCGTAGATCGCGAAGTAGTTCTCGCCGTCCACGAACACGGCGAGGAAGGCCGCGGTGGTCGGGGTCGGGTCGGTCGGCACACCCAGGGTGCCGTTCGCCAGGACCGGGGCGTTGGAGCCGTAGTACAGCTTCAGGCCGGCGATGTCGAACTGCTGGAGGGTCAGCGCGATCGTCTCGGTACGGGCCGAGTACTTGGTGCGCAGGCTCTTGTTCTGGAGCGTGCCGATGGTGGTGGCCTCGCCGCCCTCCGAAGAGATCGAGAGGATGTCCTCAAGCGAGGTGTGACCGACAGCCGACCAGGGGGAGGTCGGGACGAGCAGGTCGTCGGGAAGGTCGGTGCCGACCGGGGCGGTCAGGTAGTTACCACTACCAATGACGAGAGTGGCGTTGTCGTTCAGGGCCACGAAGGAGTCTCCTTACGGGATGGGGTACGGGCGGTTGCGCGGCTTGCGGATCTCGATGTCGTAGGTCGCCTCGTAGCGCCAGACACCAGTGGGGAGGTCCGCGTACTGGACCGGGCCGGTCGACGTCGCCCAGTCGGTGACCCGACGAGGGGCGGACGCGAGGTCGACCCGTGTGATGTGGCCGCGCGAGGGCACGACCTTCTGCGAGAGCCAGGCGTCGCGGATGACGACGCGTACGGCTTCGCTGAGGATCGCGGCGTCTTCGTCACCGTCAGGGTCCTGACAGAAGACGTGCACCGCGACGCGGGCTGCGTCGAGGAACCGGGTGTCGCCCGACCAGTTCCCGAAGGAAGGGTCGCGGCGCACCAGGACGAGGGGGAACGACTGGTTCTTGGAGATCAGGGACTTCACCGTGATCCCCGGAAGTCCTTCTCGCAGGACTGCGAGCATCAGGTCTTCGACGGGGGAGAGCTCAGCGAGCGCCTTGATGTGCGGAGGTACGCCGGCCATCAGCCTCTACCACCCCCACGCTTCTTCTTGCGCCGGATGATCCGGACCTTCTTGCGCTTGACCTTGACCACGGGACCGGCCTTCTTCGGCAGGTGCGAGGCTTGCTCCAGGATGTGGAGGCCCTGCATCGCGGCGACCGTGTACTCGGTGACGTAGTGGCCCTGCTGGTCCACGACTTCGACGTCGTAGGCGGAGCGGCCGAACTCGATCGAGGCCGCGGAGTTGGCGCCGGACTTGGCGTTCGTGCCGTTGGCGTCGGCGAGAACGACGTAGGAGTCGACGTCGCCCTTGACGATGTCGATCTGTGCGACGCCCTCGGCGCGGTGCTGGAGCAGGAGCTCCTCGGCCCGCACTCCGATCTCGAACGCGCGGGCGTCGACCTCGGCCTGAACACCATCCAGGCCGGCGATGACCTCTTCGAGGTTCTTGCCGTTGAGGCCCCTGTAGATGTAGGCCATCAGCTCGGCCTCTCGCGGATGTCGATCGCCCAGTGCCGCGTACGTCGCTCGCCGTGGTGGTAGGCCGGCGGGGTCACGATGTCCCAGACCTTGCCGAGCAGTTCGACCCGCGACCACAGCTCGACGCCTTCGAGGTTGGCGTCCACGATCATGCGGGTGATGTTGATCTGCTGCTGACCGGGGATCTCAGCCCGCGCCGAACGCTGGGGAATCAGCGCGCACTTGACGATGTGCGGGCCGTCGTCGTCGGCGACCAGGATCTGGTTGCCGCGGTTGTCCGTGTGGTAGCGGCTGCGGTAGATCGTGGCCTCGACACCGCGCTTGCGCTGCATCGAGCTCACCAGACATCGTCCTCGTCTGCGTACAGCGGGAAGTCCTTGCCGGACTCGGACGGGACGAAGCCGGCCGGGAGGTCGTTGCCGTGATGGCGGCGAGGCCGGGCGCGGTAGCGGCGGATGTCCGAGTTCCAGGCGCTCACGCCTACCGAGACCAGGCCAGGCTTGCGCCCGCCGATCTCGACGAGGAGCTTCTGCTCGTCGTCGGTGAAGTAGACGGTGCCCGCGTTCTCGCCCTGGGTGTCGTTCCATCCCAGGGTCTCGTCGCCCGCTCGGGACTGGGTGTAGCCCGAGGGGTTGGTCATGTACCGACTGCACGCCTTCAGGACCAGCGTCCGTACGAGACGGGGTGCAGAGGTGACGTCCGGCCAGTCACGGCCAGCATGGAAGCTGGCCAGGTCGGA